TGGAGTGTTCTAAGACACTCATCTAACTGTCACCCTGAGCGAGTTCTGCGGCCAGTACTAAGTACGAGGAGAGCAGGAGAAGCTCATTGGCCGCCAAACCTTACTGATATGTGAGGACAGACACGTACCCAAGGGTATCGAAGTGTACACAACCTGTGAACAACTGGCGACACTCAGATCACTATTCAGCTCCTTCTCACTACCTTTCTCTCCTCTTTTCACGGTCTTAGCTTCTCTCTCCATCTATTTTACCGGGGGAGGATTCAAACCACTTGGTCTATGTCAAGGGTTAGCCGACCCTTGGGAGGGAATGGGCAGAAGGGCGCCGAAGGCGGTTGAACTTGTTCAACGGAACCCCTGGCAGCACACGGCGCCTTGCGCAACCCCCTGCTTCTTGGGTCTAAGGAGACAGTCTAGCAGGTTCGTGTGGTCTTAGGTCAGAGGCAGGAAGCTTCGACTAGCTTTGCACTAAGGGGACAGTCTAGCACTAGGAGCAGTGTATGTAAGTCTGGGAGAGATCTAGTCTGGTAGTAGCCTAGGGGACTAAGATGCATGAGTCGGGAGCCAAAGACACGAGAGCTAGTCATGGTGCTAGAGACTAAGGAGATCAGGACCGAACCATGTCAGAAGAATCGAATAGAGTGCTAGCTCCTGTCTCTGCACCCCCCATCCCCCTTTTGAAGAAATCCTTAATGATTAAGTAACCCTCCTTGAATTTTTGGTCGATTTGAAGCCCCTCGAAGGCTCTAAAGGAGTACGAGTAATACTAGTAATACGTGGCTAAGGGGGGGATGTGAGAACTATGTACTTCTTGTTCTGCTCTGTCAAACTTTTTTCTTAAGTGGCTGATTTCGTTAGGGTTGGGTTTGGAGATTTGTCTTGACAGGTTTTGTTCAAAAGAGCGATTCTTGACCCACAATGCCTAAAGACCACTCTATTACGGTCTATCAAAGTGCGGATAATCATAAGCTGTTGCATGACCTGTATATGATTACCCGGAAGCAAATTGAGAGACTGAGAAGCAGAATTGATGATGATGAGGAGCTTACAGCTAAGGACCTCAAGACTTTAGACCTCTGTTACGATGGGCTCAAGAAGCTCATTGGGATCGAGAAGGAGCTTAAGACTGATGCAATAGCAACGATGACAGATGACGAATTAAGGTCATTAGCTCGTAAAACCCTTAGAGAGGGCCGCCCCTCAAGCAAGAAAACATGACAAATATAAGAGAATATAAACCGCTCGATGAGGACTTCATATACCACTCATGGTTAGCGTCGGTTGATTACAATATCCCCGGAGTTAAACAAGCAACGCGATTAGTTATTGATAGTTGCGTCGAAAATGGTACTATCCTGATAGCATCCTCTGAGGATGACCCAGATCATATCATTGGCTGGATGGCCTACGCCGAGGATTTGGGGTTTCCGATGCTTCTTTACGTCTTTGTCAAGAAGAGGCTGAGGAATCATGGCGTAGGTCATGGTCTTGTCAGGCATAAGTTTCCCGGCAAAGATCCTGTACCTTCAGCCTTTTGGTCCTTTTGGTGCCAGAAGTTTAACCTAAAAAGAAAGTGGAGCCTGAAGTTTAACTCGCTCTACTTGCCCGCACTGGTGGATAGGCTACATGCCAAAGCAAAAACTGAAACCGGACACAGTAGCTAGGCGGAGCGCTCAGAGGCGCAAACCCTCTCTGACGCTTTCCAGTCGGGAGGTCCTAGAGGCTATTGTTGGGCGGTTTGGGATCCCCAAAAAGGCGCGGGTGGTCAAGAGGACTTCTGACACCACTCTGAACTTCAAGAGGCACCTCTTTAAGGAGCAGCTTGATTTTATCAACGACCCGTCCAAGAGGAAGGCTGCGCTCTGTACTCGTCGAGCGGGGAAGTCCTTTGCGGTGTCGAGGTATCTGATACAGGAGGCCATGGACAACCCGGAGACCCTGTGTGTCTACATTGCTCGGACGAGAGAGGCCTCAAAGCGGATTCTCTGGAACATGCTCAAGCAGGCAGACAAGCAGTATCGTCTGGGGATTAAGTTCAACAATGCCGCCCTGATAGCGAAGTTCCCGAATGATTCTGAGATCATATTTACTGGGGCAAACGACTCATCTGATGTGGATAAGCTTCGAGGGGCCGCCTTTTCCCTGGCTGTTCTGGATGAAGCCGCCTTCTTCAATATCAACGTCAAGGAGCTGGTGCGCGACGTTCTGAGTCCTGCTCTTCTGGATACTGACGGAACCCTTGCTATGATCAGCACGCCGAATGAGATTTGTGCGGGATTCTTCTTTGATGTCACCGAGTCAGAGAAATACGGATACTCTGTCCATAAGTGGTCAATCAAGAACAACCCCTACATGACTCAGGCAGTCAAAGCGATTGACCGAGATGTTCGTGCCGGGATTCTCGACCCGACAGAGCCATCATACAAGAGGGAGTATCAGGGGCTATGGGTTAAGGACGACAGGTCTATTGTCTACAAGTATTCTGAGGCAAACATCTATGACCAGCTGCCCGAGAATTGCTTCTGGGAGTATTTGATGGGGGTTGACCTTGGGTATAACGACCCGACTGCATTCGTCATAGCGGCGTTCTCAGAGGACCATGAGGAGCTTTTCATTGTCGAGGAGTTCAAGAAGTCCCACATGCTCACTTCCGATGTTGAGGATTTGATCCGAGAATATCAAAGCAGGTTCAACTTCACCAAGATCGTAGTGGATACTGGAGGCGGAGCCAGCCGAATGGTCCTTGAGACCTTCAAGGAGAGGACCAGCCTCCCGATTGAGCCAGCCAAGAAGAGCGGGGACAAGGTAGGGCTCATTACAATGATGAACTCTGACCTGTCCAAAGGGTTAATTAAGGTGAGAAAGGACACTGAACTCACCAAGGAATGGGATAAATTACAATATAATCTTGCCGGGACAGCAGAAGATAAGCGGTTTGACAACCACTTGAGCGATGCTGCGCTGTATACATGGATGGAGTCCAGACACTTCCTGTTTGAGGAGAAGCAGAAGCCTACTGAGTTTGGAACCGCCCAGTACTATAAAGAGCTAGAGGATAAGATTGAGGAGCGCCTCCTGCGGGAGGAAGAAGATAAAGGCAGTCATAACGAGGACTTATGGGGCAAAGGATACTCGACCTCAGACGTTTTCTATAACTAAGGGATGAATTATGTCGCAAGACCCTAGAAAATTACGCAAGCTTTTGGATATTCTGACTCAGTATGGAGTAACCAGTTACAAGACAGATGATATGCAGATCGAGATAGTTAATCCTCTGACACTGGCCAATAACATGTATGGTGGCGCAGTTTCTGTTGCAAAGGAGGAGTTTTCGATGGATAATTACGATAAAGATGCTCAATCTGATGATGGGCACAAGAGGAATGGCGAAGATGATTCGTCTAATTTCTTGGGCTATACTGAGGAGCAAATCTTGAATTGGAGCGCTGGCTAATCATGTATGGAATTTATGATGACGTATTCTGGTGGCAAAGCAAAAAAGAGCCTCACCTAGCTATTGATAAGTACATCACTGTGCTCAGGGACAACCAGAATGACTTCTATAATGACCTGAGTGTTTACACAGGCCTTTATGGTGGTCGCCCTCTTCATAATTCCGAGGATACTTTTCGCTACAGAAGCAATAGGCCGCGACTGACCTTCAATATTGTCCACTCTCTTTGTTTGTCGGCTCAGGCAAAGATAGCAAAGCATAGGCCGGGGATTTCATTCCTGACCCATGGCGGTGACTGGTCTCAGCAGAACAAGGCAAAGAGCCTTAAGAAGTTCATGCAGGGGCAGATCTACTCCACCAAGGCTTACAAGATTGCTCAGAGGGCATTTTTGGACGCTTGTATTGTGGGCACTGGGATCATCAAGGTCTTGATGGAGCATGGGAAAACCAAGCTTGAGCGAGTGCCGCTGGTGGAAATGACCATTGATGCAGGGGAGTCCTCAACCTCAGACCCTCGTCAGATGTTTCAAACTAAGATGGTTTCTCGCCATGTCTTGGCCGCGAAGTTCCCCAAGCACAAAGAGCAGATATTAGAGGCCGTTCAGGAGGAAAGCGGTGTTGATGGCGAGGAATCAAGGTATTCAGACCTGATTAAATGCCATGAATCCTGGCACCTCCCTTCTGGTCCTGAGTCTGGCGACGGCAGGCACATCATCTCTATTGCCACCGCAACCTTGCTCGATGAGGAGTATGAGCGAGATTACTTCCCGTTTGTATTCATTCGGTGGACGGAATCACCTGAGTCTTTCTGGGGCAACGGGCTGGCTAAAGAGGTCAAGGGCATTCAGGTGGAGGTGAACAAGCTTCTGGCTCAGATTCAGCAGCAAATGCACCTTGCCACCCCAAAGGTCTTTATTGAGGACACCAGTAAGATCATCAACGCCCAGATGAATAATAGGGTCTGGGGCATGGTGCAGTATCGCGGAAAGCCCCCTCAGTTCTTTTTGCCTCGGGCTGTCTCTGGAGAGATGTTCTCACACTTGGACCGCTTGGTAGACAAGGCCTATGAGATGACGGGCATTTCTCAGCTGTCGGCCCAGAGCAGGAAGCCAACAGGGATTGAGTCTGCCGTTGCTCTCCGCGAGGTTTCAGATATTGAGTCTGAGCGGTTCATGGTTGTTGGGCAGGAATACGAAGAGGCCTTCGTTAAGATCTCAAGGCAAATCATCCAGCTTGTCAAAGAGGCGGTTGATAGCGGGGACAAGTATTCTTCCATTAGCTTCTCCGAGAAGGAGGGGGTGGAGA